CATCTGATGTTCACGATTTAACCTTTGCCGAGTTCCGCCAGAAGTACCTACACTCCCGCACCTTTCCACACCAGCAGAACTTGATAGATGTAATCGAAGGTAGAGAACCTGGGTGGATGCACCCTAGTATGAAGTTTGAAAAGGGTTTAGCTAATAACAGAATCCTTCTTAACATTCCGCCCAACCACGCCAAGTCTATGACTGTGACCATTGATTACGTCACTTGGCAGGTTTGTCAGAACCCTAACTTTAGAGTACTCATCGTATCTCAAACGCAGCAGTTAGCTGCCGACTTTCTCTACGCCATCAAGCAACGCCTGACGCATCCAAATTATGAAGCACTCCAACAGGCTTACGCTGCTGGCGTAGGGTTTAACTCTAAGTCCGCTTCGTGGCAGGCTACCCGTGTCACCTTTGGTGATGAGCTTCGTGAGTCATCTGAGAAGGACCCAAACATCGAGGCCGTTGGTATCGGTGGTCAGATCTACGGCAAGCGTGCAGATATGATTATTGTAGATGACGCAGTAACCTTGAAGAACGCCAATGAGTTTGAAAAGCAAATTAGATGGTTAACCCAAGATGTACGCTCTCGTTTGAACCCTACCGGTAAATTGATTATTATTGGTACGCGAGTCTCTGCTGTAGATCTATACAAGGAACTACGCTCCGAAGACCGCTACCCAGGCGGCCTTGTCCCTTGGACCTACCTTGCAATGCCAGCGTTACTTGCCACAGACAATGACCCCGACAAGTGGGAAACTCTCTGGCCTGCTAGTGATGCTCCCTTTGATGGGCAGACAGAAACAGATTTAGATGAAGACGGACTATACCCACGTTGGAATGGTCGCAACCTTTACAACGAACGCCAAGCTATGGATGCAAGCACCTGGGCTTTGGTTTATCAACAACAAGATATCTCAGATGATGCCATCTTTGACCCAGTATGTGTGCGAGGCTCTATAGATGGTATGCGTAAAGCAGGTCGTTTGGTTCCTGGTAACCCAGGCCATCCGCGTGATGTCAACGGCTTTTCTTTTATTTGTGGTCTTGATCCCGCTATGGTTGGTGATACAGCCGTCGTTTGTTACGCTGTTGATAGGGCTACACATAAACGCTATATCGTTGATGCTATTAAAATTACTAGGCCAACGCCTGCTGCAATCCGTCAGCTAATCTTTGACTGGACTAGCCTCTACTCACCGAGTGAGTGGATTGTAGAGAAGAACGCATTTCAATCTTTCTTAACTCAGGATGAAGGTATCCGTGCAAACTTGGCTAGCCGAGGAGTGCTACTGCGGGAACACCATACTGGAACCAATAAGTGGGACTCTGGCTTTGGAGTTGCATCAATGTCAACTTTGTTTGGCACCAAGCAATTCGATGGAAAGCACCACCGCGACAACCTTATTCACTTACCTTCAGATCAAACTGAAAACGTTAAGGCGCTCATTGAGCAATTGATTACGTGGTCGCCTACTACTAAGGGTAAGACCGATATGGTAATGGCACTGTGGTTCTGTGAGATCCGCGCACGCGAGATGCTGAGCCAAGGTACACACGCGGTACACCATATGAAAAATCCATTCCTATCTCGTTTCGAGAGAGGCAAACGAACAGTTATCAACATAGATGAACTGCTCGCCGAGAAAGACCACACGTTCATCTAACAAGGAGATAGCAAATGATTACAAACGGTAAGCCAAAGAAAGATAAAAGAGTAGCTGCTAATTCACCAAAGGCCACAAAGACTACAGCACAAAAGGCTAAAGAAGCACGTGATATGGCATCTGGAACTAAGAAAATAAATGTTCGCTCATATAAAAATCTTGCAGACGAACTTTCATCAGATACCCCACGTACTAATAGAAATGCAAAAGTTTTAGCAAAGGCTGGAAAAGTAATTAAAGTTACTGCAAAACAAGGTGTTTCTGGTCCATACGCAGAAAAGGCTACAGTCAAAAAAGTAAATTTAGATGCTTATGATCTTTTGGCAAAGCAAGCTAAGGCTGCAGGTCTTAAAGGTGCAGAAGCAGAAACTGCTATTTCTAGAGCAATTAAAAAAGTTTCTACCCGTATGACTAATGACCGCCAACGCACAGCATCACGTGGCGAAGCAATTGTTCGTCGTGAAGCTAAGAAGCGTAGCGGCACAAACCTAGGATAAGGAATACCATTGTTATCAGTCAAAGAAGTAGACGCTAAGCTAGCACGCTTACGTACTCGCTCATCAGCGCGAGATCAACGTATGCGCGATGTGCTCTCGGTGCGTCAGGGTGATATCTCTAAGGTATACCCAGCAATGTTTTCAGAGGAATACCCAAAGCCTCTGGTTGCAAACTTCATTGACGTAGCAGCACGTGACTTAGCAGAAGCAATGGCACCACTGCCATCTTTTAACTGCTCAGCAACCAATATGGTTTCAGATGCAGCACGCAAAGCTGCAGATACTAGAACTCGTATTGCAAACTTTTACGTAACAAACTCTGACCTACAACTGCAGATGTACACAGGCGCAGACTGGTATAACACCTACGGTATGGGTATCGGTATGGTTGAAATGGATTATGATGACAATAATCCTCGTATGCGTGTACTCAATCCATTTGGTACTTACCCAGAGTTAGATCGTTATGGTCGCGTCTTATCTGTTACTCAGGTCATTGTTACCGATGCAGAGACGCTAGGGGCGCAGTACCCAGAGTATTACGATTTAATTATAGGCAAAAACCAGTACGCTCTATCTTCTCCTTATGTCTCAATGGTCAAGTACCACGACAAAGATCAAGATTTGCTTTATATCCCAGAGCGTAAGAACTTAGTTCTATCACGCACACCTAACATCTTGAGTAAGCCAATGGCATCTGTCGTTATGCGTTCCTCCCTAGATGGTGAAGCACGTGGACAGTTTGATGATGTTCTATCAGTTCAGTTAGCTCGTGCTCGTTTTGCAATCCTGCAAATCCAAGCAGCAGAAAAGTCTATCCAAGCACCTATTGCTATTCCACAAGATGTGCAAGAACTTGCTCTTGGTCCAGATTCTATTATGCGTTCTGCTAACCCACAAGGTATTCGTCGTGTTTCATTAGATCTACCACCTGGCATCTTTGCAGAGTCTGGGGTCCTTGAGCGTGAACTACGCTTAGGATCTCGTTACCCTGAATCTCGTTCAGGTAATATTGACGCATCTGTTGTTACAGGCCGTGGTGTACAAGCACTACAGGCTGGCTTTGATACACAGATCAAGGCAGCACAAGCACAGTTTGCTCGTATGTTCCAAGAACTTGTCTCTATATGTTTTGAGGTAGATGAGAAAGTATTTGGTGGTATTCCAAAGACCATCAAAGGAACAGATGACGGAACACCTTACGTTCTAAAGTACACACCATCTCGTGACATCAAGGGTGAGTACGGCGTAGATGTACGCTACGGAATTATGTCTGGTATGGACCCTAACCGTGCCATCATTGCTTTACTACAAATGCGTTCAGACAAGTTAGTATCTCGTGACTATGTACGTCGTGAGATTCCAATGGACTTAAATGTTACGCAGGAGGAACAACGTGTCGATATTGAAGAGATGCGCGATTCTTTGCGTGTTGCTGTTGCACAGTATGCTCAGGCAATTCCAGCCCTTGCAGCGCAAGGCCAAGACCCTAGTGAGATTATCACACGTATCGCAAGTGTTATCCAAGGTCGCCAAAAGGGACAATCACTAGAAGCGGTAATCGAAAAAGCATTTACACCAGAACCACCTCCAGCCCCAGAGATGCCACCTATGGCACCAGGTATGGAACAACAACTTCCAGCAGCAGGTGCGGCCCCCGCCCCAGCCTCAGCGCAACCTCCACAAGAACAAGGTGGTACGGCCCCTGCTGCTGGTCAACGTCCAGATATAGCCCAACTACTAGCTGGTATCACCGGCGCAGCATAATCAGAGGAGGTGTAAATATGAACAAAGGATCACGTGCAGCAGCTCCAATGGCTAAGCCAAAGGAAGGCAAGATGGACAACTCCAAGCCAGCAGGCGGCAAAGTAATGCCATCAATGATGCCAGCAGGACGACGCGGCAACGCAGTCAAAAAGGGATAATAACTTTTAATGGAAGGTGTACTGGGCGATGAAAAATAATGATTACATTCCTCGTCCAGTGCGCTTTCTTGACTTTGTAGTTGTCGGTGTAGGTTTCCTACACAACATAGCATCATCTGTTGAAACATTAACAGGTGAACTAATGGAACTATCTATTTACCATTCAAATCATATTACCCAAACTAACAGTGCTTGGGAAGATATGGCAAACGATTTAGAAAAATTAGAGGAGGACAAACAGTGAGTATGATGAATCCACTGGCTGGACCAGCAGGCCCAGGTAAGTTCTCAACACGTACCGATAATCTACAAATGGGATCTACAGCATATGGTGAAGGCGTTGAGACGCAGGCTATTAAGTCAGGTGCTCCGCTTTCTAAAACTCCAGATGTCAACCCTGCTCGCGCAGGAGATGTGCGTGCAGCAGCAGGACAAGCACAAGCAACAGGATTATATGCACTATCAGATGAAACACGACCAATTACTGCTGGGTTAGATCGCGGTGATGGTCCTGGGTCCAACGCTTTGATGATGTCAAAGTCAACAGTAAAGCTATCAGATTCTTTGGCACTAATGCTTCCTTATGACATTACTGGTGAAATTGCAGTTCTGTATCAGACAGCACTATCTCAAGGTAACTAATGGTTGACAATGTAAAAGCAGCAGCACTTGCTGCAAACCTACAAGGTCAGTCTAAGAAACAAGTTGATGATTTAGTTAAATCTCTTTTTGTTCACAGAGAACTATCTAATCTTCCTAAAGATGTAGCAACTGCTAAGTATGCTGCACTGCCACCAGATCAGCGTCAAGATCTTGTTGCTAAGTATGGACAAGAAGACCCAATTACTAAGCCTTCTCGTGGTTGGCTTGGTACTGCTTTGCACTACACGGCTAATTACAATCCTTTAACACTTGCATTTAAGGGTGCTATTGAATTATCTGACCTTGCAACACGAACTTATCGCGCTGTTGCAATTCCATTATCAGAAGGTGATATTGGTTTTGCTTGGGATAAGGCAAACGATAAAGGCGATAAGGTTTACAACCAAAACCGAATTGAAAAAGCAAAGCTAAAGTATGGCAGAGATGCTGTAGATATTGCTATGCGTATCAAGTCCGGTGAAGATGTAGGTAAGTTATTTGCTACTGCAACTCCTGAACAACAGAAGTATATTATGTTGGCAGATCCGCAAAACAAAGTTATACCTAACGTCACAGATATTGATAGTGCTCGTGATCTATTTAACGACACTTTACTAGAAGTAGACCAGGCACGATTTTCACCAGGTCGCCAGTTTGCAACTCTTATTCTTCCTGAGTCATTAGAAAAAAATGGCTTAGTCTATGGACTAGTATCTGGAACTGCAGATGCTGCTTACCGTTTGTTTGCAGATCCAATTGTTGTAGCATCTAAGATACGTAGTCTATATGTTGTGGGCAAGTACTCACTTGATGTTATTACTAATGGTCAAAAAGCAGTTGAATATTTTGCAAATCCAGCAGCTACTAACTTCTGGAATAGGTACGGAGCAAAGCTAGACGAGTACACAAAGGCTCAAAAGTCTAATGCGCTAGCCTCAGAATTAGTTACACTGCGAGATGAACTTAAAGTTCTGGCACCAGAGTTTGGTCCAGCGGTTATACGTTTACTTCAAGATAACAAAGTTGTAGATGCAATCTCTACACGTGCTTTCCTTGAAAATACGGATGAAGCAACCAAGATGGTTCAAGGGTTTGTTGGTCGCAAGCGTGTAATTCTTCCACGCTTAGATGCACAACGTAAAGCAAGAATCAACATTGTTACAGGTGCTAATAGAGTAATCAACATTGATAGACTTGCACCACGTATTATGGATGCTATCTATGGTGCTCCAATTACAACTGATGGAATCGTTGAAGCTCTTTCTAAAGAAGGAACTGAGATTGGTGCAAGAGTTAAAGACAGCCAAGAACTTCGTTTCTCATCAGCAACAGTTGGAGCACGACTAGATAGATTTAAGGCTAAGTTTAATATTGCTCCAATGTTTAGGGACGACAAGTTTGATGTAATGGCAGCAGATGCTTCAACTCAAGTTTTTCGTCTTGCACGTTTAGTAATGACAAAGCAAGATGCAAAAATGATTGCAGAAACCTTTGAAGCAATTACAGATATTGGTAAACGTAAAGAAATGGTTAAGGGAATTTGGGGAACTATTGCAGAAGCCCGTGGACTTAACCTTACTGAAGCAGGACAAAAGATTGTTAGCATAACAGTTGGCAAGGGTGACAATAAGTTTTCTGTAGGAAACTTTGGTGATGACTTTCAAGATATTGGTGCAATCCCATCTGACTACACATCAGTAATGTCAACACCTAGCCTTGTAGATATTGACCGCGCAGCAGCGCGATCTGGTCTTATCAATACAATTATGGGTACTGCCAACAAATCTTGGGTAGATAATATGACTGGGTACTGGTCATTCTTTACATTGGCTGGTCCTCGCTATGCTATCCGTAACGCATCTGAAGATCTAATGGTTCACCTTGCTATTGGTGGTAGTCCTTGGGGTCTTGCAAAGAATCGTTACCTAGCAACTCGTTTTAACACAGCATTAGAAGGAGCAAGAACGTCTACTAATGCAGCAGATAATATGCTTGGATCGTTTCTTCGTATCCTTAACAAGAAAGAAGCTGCTAAGTATGAAGCAGAAATCCTTGCAGTTGACGGCAACATAGTAAAAGCACGTGATGAAATAAAATTAAAGAAAGAAGCAATTAAGGCTACAACAGATCCTGCTGTTAAGGCATCTCTTGCTGCAGAGATTGAGACTCTACGAGAAGTTACTGGTGTCAGTGCTGTAGAACAAACACGTAGAATTATGGCAACATCTCTTACATCAGGTCGTATCAATCGCCTACGTGAGCGTATGGGCCTCAAGCCTATGTTTGAAGAAGAAGCAGAGATTCTTGCAGAGCATATAATCTATGGAAACCTAGATAACACACTTGCTCTTGTATCAGAAGGTGCCTCTAATTTTGCTACCGGTGGCGATATGATTACTCGCTCTACTTTGTTTACCCGTTCGCACGGCGTGCGCTCTGAGGCGCTCATTGTTAATGAGTCACGAGCAGAAAAGTTTGGTCGTGCTAGGGATGATGCAAGTTACAAAGCAAGAGCATTAGCCTCACAAGACGAAGCAGCAATGCTTACTTGGCTTATGCGTATTCGATACTATGCAAACGATGAACTAGGTGCCATTGCAGTTGCTAACCTTAGTAACACACCAGAAGGCAAAGCTCTTGCTATAGAAAAAATTATGGACTGGATGGAAAAGAATCCATCTTTCCGTAAAGAAGCACAACTTGCTGCTCGTGATATTGATGAAAGACAACACGCTGAGATTGTTTACAGACGTGCTGCAGAAATCTTTGAAAAGCGTGGAGCAACTGCTGGTGGTCAAAAAGAAGTTAACCTAGATCTTCTTAATAAGATCCGCACTCAGACAGATGATGGTGAGTTTGTAATTTCTGGCAAGCTATCACTAGATGACCTGCCAACTGTTTCTGATGATATTCCAGAATATGTACTTGGACCAGCACTTGTTCCATTATCAGAGTCAGGCAACATAACAGCCTCACTAATGACTAGTGGATGGACTTGGTTAGGTCTAGCTAACGCACGTATGTCACGTCAACCTATGGTATTTAACGAAATCATTACACTTCGTAAAGATATGAAGAAGTCAGGACTTGAAGCTAAGTATATTGAATCTGTTGTTAGCAAAGTAGACCAAGCAGATCCTAAGAAGGTTGCTAAAGCAACCCTTGCTGCTAAGCGTCAGTTTGCTGAACTCATTGAAGAGCGTGCAGTCAACCAGATTCTGCAATATGTGGACAATCCACTAGTGCGTACACAGTTAGCATTTGGTGCTCGTAACTTCTCGCGTTTTTATCGTGCAACTGAGGACTTCTATCGTCGTATTTCACGTGTTGTTACATACAACCCAATGGCTATTCGCAAAGCAGCTCTTACATATGATGGTGTTGCACACAATGGTTGGATTCAAGAAGATGACCAAGGCGAAAAGTACTTCGTCTATCCTGGTATTGAACCAATTTACCGTGCAGTACAGGGTGCAATGACAGCAGTAGGCGTACCAGCAGAGTTTAAGGTACCCTTTCCAGTACAGTTTGGTTCACAAGTTAAGATGTTAACACCATCATTGAACCAAGATTCAATTATTCCTACATTTTCAGGTCCACTATCTGGCATATCAGTCAAGGTTATCTCTAATCTAGTAGATATTGCTGGAGCACCAGGTGCTGCAGATACTATTACACAGATGTCTTTAGGTAAATATGCAGTAGATCGCTCATTTGTATCAGCGTTCTTACCAGCACACATCAATCGCTTGTATGAATCAATGAATACTGACGAACGAGATGGTCAATATGCCAGTGCTTGGCGTAAAGCAGTCACATACTTAGAGGCTGCAGGTTACGGACTACCAGAAGAGTACGATGAGACAGGTAATTTAATAGCACCTTCTATCGCAGCCCAAGAACAATACCGTCAACGTATTAAGAACACTACGCTCAGTATCCTTGGTACACGCTTTATCTTTGGCTTTGTTGCACCAGCTTCACCGCAGGTACAACTCAAGGCAGATATGTCTAACTGGATCAGAGATAACGGTAAGGCTAACTTTAAGCAGGCTTGGAACAGTTTATTAGACCAGTACCCAGGTGATTTTGATTCAGCAATGGCTAAATGGGTAGAGTTATTTCCTAACCAGATACCATTTACAGTCACTGAATCTGACAAGAAAACAGTTGCTGTTATTAGATATGCAGAAGAATCTGGCAAGTTTGTTGAAGATAATAGGGGCCTATTTGACAAGTACCCACAGGGTGCAGCGTTCTTAATTCCTCACAAGTCAGGCTTTTCTTGGGATGCCTACCAAACTATAAAGAATGCGGGTCTAAAGTACAACAAGCGCGTAAGTGATTACCTGCGTGATGTACAAACTGCATCAGATCTACAGGTCTATTACTCAAAGAAGAACGAATACGAAGCAGGTCTTGAGTCAAAGATTACAGACTTTGAACGTACAGCAGCTCGTCGTGAGTTTACTGAGTGGGCAAAAGTATATAAGGCAGGACGTCCTTTACTTCAAGAAGAGTTAGCAGAGGGCGGAAAGAAGGCTATTGCACGCGTAGCTGCAATTGATGATCTTCGCAAGATGCTCAATGACAAAACAGTTAAAACACGTGGACCTGTACAGCAATCTCTTAAAGAGATGCTAGATGTCTACGATGCTTACAAACTGCAAAGGTCTGCACTAGATAATCTTTCAGGAACAACAAGTCTTACCTCCTTTATGAAAGATAGCGCTATTGTAAAGTTGCGTGAACTTTCAAAGGCAAACGAAAATACTATGAGTGCTTACAACACATTGTTTGCATCACTATTAGGAGACACAAATGGCTGAACCAACGTTTAATAGTGCAGATGCTGCACGTTCATCGGCTGCGCCAATGGGTTCTGCTCCTGCTCCTGCAACCGCTGGTCAAGAAGTATCACTAGATGTGTTTGCAAAAGATGTAGCAAGAGGCACCGATGCACAACGTCTTGCACTAGCTCAGCAACTTAAAGATGCTGGACTTTGGAAGGGTAAGATATCTAGTAAGTTTGATATTAAATACTACGGATCTCTTGTTAAATTAGAAGAGCAATACCAAGGTCAAATAGCACTTGATAAACTTATTGGAGTTACAACTGCTACTAGCCGATACAATGTACTTGCAGGTATCCTTGCAGGTGGAGATATTGGTGAAGATGATGGTCCAACAACTACTAAGAACACCTACGTCACAAGCGCATCTCAAACCGCTAAACTCCTTGATGCTGTTGCGGTAGATCTACTTGAGCGCAAGTTAACCAAGGCTGAAAAGGCTAAGTAC